CACAAGTTACTTTGATAAATCGCATGATATTCAGGATTGAAAGGCCCTTGGTTCATTACATTATCAATGAATACAAGATATATTCGACCTGTGTCCGTGCGTTCCTTCAAAATACCACTCTTGAACACTTCTTCAGCACTCATAGTCTTTTTACGTAGACCTTTCTGCTTTTCGTACTTGACATACAGTTCTTCAAACAAAGAGGTATCTCTGTAGAACGCTTCATACAAGTCAGGTACTTCATTAGGGTCAAAGAATGTTATTTGTTCTTTGTTCTTGAACCGTCTCCAGAAGAAGGCAGAAAGAACCACTCCGTAATCCATATGTCGGACTCGAGTTTCTTCAGTGCCTTGATTATTTTTAAGCACAATAAGATCATCAAACTGATGATGCCAAATAGGATAAAACACTGTAGCACTAGCATTACGAATTCCACCTTGTGAACATGAACGCAAATCACCAAACCATTTCTTTAAGAACGGTATCATGCCTGTGTGTTGAATTTCCCCGCCACGAATCGGGGCACCTAATGAACGTAGACGTCCAATTTCTAAACCAATGCCAGCACGTTTGCTAGCATACTTTGCCATCATCTCACCAGATGCAAAAATACTATCCAAGTCATCATCGCTACGAATAAGAACACAGCTACTAAATTGCTTAGTAGGAGTGCCCAAACCGGCCAAGACCGGAGTTGCAAGAGTAAAGAGTCCATCACTAGCTGCATTGTAATATTCTTTGATGTAACGCATACGTGCGCCGCTTGGTTCTTCTTTGTGAAAAATCGTAGCAGATGCAACCATGTATCTAATCTGTGGAGTTTCGTAAATTTCCTTTGTTGCACGATTACGTACCAAGTACTTTTCAATTAACTGTTCAATGGCTGCATATCCATACTGTTCATCTTTTTCATGATCCAGCATGTCATCCATCTTGTTCCACTCGTCTTGACTGTACCAGTCTAATAATTCACTAGTGTACAGGCCAACAGCAACATTCTTCTTTACAATTTCGTAAAGGTGGGGAACTTCATATGACTCATATACATTCTTCCTCAACATTGATAGCCGCTGTTTACCTGCTACATATTGATAGTTAGTATGTCCTACATCGGGATTTTGTTCTACATCGATTAGGTCAACAATAGCACGTAATGTGATACCGTCAATTTCTTCTGTTGTTATGTTATCGTAAAAGTGCAATTGCGCTTTAATCTCAATCATTGACTGACTGACATCTGCAATACCTTTACATACTTTTGCGATCTGTGCCTGCCACTTCTCGATCATCAATGGCTCTTTCGCTCCACTTCTTTTTATTACCGTAATCGTTGTCATCTACGCCTCAATCTTTATTGTCTGATATTTACCATTGATGTTACTTGGTCCACATCAGTCTGGTTTGAATTTTTTCTAACACATCAATGCTGCTAACTGTTCTATATTCGTAATTTATAACATATGTGTTGTCAATTATTAACATATAGATAGGATCTTTTTCTTCCGGGGAAGTAGAAGTATGTATCTCAATTTGGGAGTTCATAAATCGCTGCGTTAACTTAATAGTATACAGCATGCCTATTACAATTGCAAGCTCATCGAAGTTTCCATTGGCAATTAGTGTCCAAGGATCGGGCCATTCTTCAGGATTTTGGTGATCTAGATAGTGACTAACAAACGGAGCATGACCCCAGAGATCAGCAACATCTTCAAAAGGAGTGTTGCTAGTTTCTAGTGTTTCTCTAAAGTGTTTCCAGGCTGTTAGTCTATCGTTATTATGTAGATTAAACACCGTAGGTAACATCAAAAGAGATGATACCTTCAAAACTCGGGTTCGGGTTTTGGTAGGATAAAACGACGGTGTCAACTGCACTGTCAAGATTAGGACTTGCTAATGCTGCTGAAAATTCTAATGCTGCCATTATAGATCCTCCTTCGGATATTACTGACGATGATGAATATTGATAATTATCAGTGATTGATACTTCAGAGCGGTCGTCTCCAACTAATAGAGTTAGTTCGCCTGTTCTAGTAAACACTCCCAAATTTAAAAAGTAACTTATAGTCATATACTTGTTAAATGCTGAGAATGCTGCCAATGGTGATGCATAGTCAACTACTTTGATTTCTAAGTTAATGCGTTCGTTAAATGAAACCTTATCGCCGTTGTATACTTCGACTACTGCGGCATTAGCTTTTAATGACGCTTGTTGTCGATCACTAGAGCAATTTAATACTCTGTTGTTTGTCTTTTCTTCAAAGTAAACTATTGGAGTCTCTGGAGCACTTGCAGTTCCTATTCCGTTGCCGCAATTTTTAAATGAGCAATCTTGTAACAGTGTATTGATGCCGTTGATTGATCTAAATGTACTGGCATAAATTTCCTCGAAAGTACAACTATCAATTTTCCAATTGGTCAATTGTCCGGTTTCGCCTTCGACATACACACTGGTATTGTTATTAAAAAACTTAGTATTGATAAATTTAATAACTGACTCAGTTCCTGTCGGGTCACCTAATACTGGTGCAACTGTTTGTCGACATTTTGCACCGATGCTGACATTTTCAAAGATACAAGATTCAAATGTAATATCTGTAGTTAGCACTCCAGCTTTATTATTATTCCAAAATACTGCGGCTGGTTCTAAAGTTAACGAAGATACTGTATCAGTATGTATATCGTAGTTGCCTTTAAACAATACTTCAGTAAATTCACTAGATGCAACTCCGGAAAGTACTGTCTGTCCAGTTGTGCGTTGTATTGTTAAATTGTCTACCTTGATATTTTGAGGACGAGTAGTATCATCACCACTTGAGAAGTCTACTAGTTGTAGTCCTGTAGATGTTATGAAAAGAATATTATGTATGCTAAAGTTTAATACTGAGCCACGTTGTGTTTCTCCTCGAAGGATAATTCCGCTAGGCAGTGTTAAGTCGCTAGAGAAAATGTATTCTCCGTTTGGAACTACTAATACTTTCTTAAAGCCTGGATCAGCGTTTCTAAATAACTGTGTGGCAGCAGTTTCAAATGCAGTTACATTATCCGTAGACCCGTCACCAACTGCACCGAAGTCTATAACACTAACTTCAATTTCGTCAATCTTACTTTGGAACCCACGAGGTACGCTAAGAGTGATTGAAGTGTCGTTAGAAGCAAACTGGTAACTAGATATTAGTGCTAATATGTTATCGTGCTCTGTGAGAATTTTAGTGTTGCCTACGTAGGGCGCACCTTCTAGAACACTGCCATTACCAATAAACAACTCTTGACTGTCAACTGCCCAAGCAAATTCAGCAGAGCTTAGTTGCGGAACTCCACTGTTTGAATTTTTTTGTCCTCTACGGACCTGGATTTTTGAGATTTGAATTACGGCCACTTTATTCCCCTAGAAACTTCTATTTCTAGTATTTAGCTTATCTCAAAGCGTAATACTCTTCTACTTTGTTTAACCAAAGATCTTGATACTTGTTAAAGTCTTTAGGTTCTAGTGTAAACTGTTGATATTCAAAAGCACGGCTACACATAAAGATAACACCCTTGCGAATGTCCGTGCCGTAGACTTCGTTATGTGCTAATATATAAGCCATTAACTGTAAGTAGTAGTCTTCTACCCATTCAGCTTTCTTAGGCTTATTGGTCTGCTTGTGATCGCATACTGCTGGCTCGCCGTCGTGTACTCCTACTAGGTCAGTTGTACCCGAATACAGTCCAGGAAAGTACAAGCTCTGTTCCATAGCCCATACTTCGTTCATTTTACTCAGCCCATTCTTAATGATAACATCAGCCATCTGATTAGCCTGTACGTGAACTGGGTTGTTACCCGGTTGTCTTTGCTCGCCGATCAGGAATCGTTCTAGGTTGGCATGCATGGCTGTTCCGACGCCGGACGCTTCGGTTACAATCTGTTGTGCTTTAGCTTCGCCGACTCGTTTCTTCCATTCATTCAAATGAGTCATATCCTTTGTTGCTGACAGGATAGTTGTAACGCTTGGAAGGCTTTCACCGTCTGGAGTTTTGTAAACACGCTTGCGAGTAACTGGATCGTTTACTTGGACACAGTTTTTATATTGGTACCGTTCAACGAACGGTGGTGGAGAAATAGTATTCATACTGTATATTATACAGTAAAAATACTATTCGGTCAACCTAGATTTAAACTTTTGGCATTGTTTGTGACGCAGCCATCTGACCTGCTGCTGCTGAATCGGCAGTTTGGTCTACTTGATCTTGACTTGTCTCGCCACTTTGTTGTGGACTTTGTGCTTGGTCGTCTGGTGCGCCTGGAACTTTTAATGTAATCCCGTCATCATTAAAATCTTTAACTAAAGATTGTAACGCAGGAGTAGTGTCAAACATCGACTTAAATGTTTCGTAATCTGCAGCAAACTCGAAACCGTTAGCTTTAGCGACCTGTGCTAATCCATTCCAGTTTAGACTAGCTGAAGCTTTCTTGCTAGCTGCACGTCCAATGTAATTCCTAAGAATCATTATGAACTTGTCAACTCCGGAATCACTATCTGCGAATTCAAAAAATCTCATCTTACCGCCGCCAGTTGTTTTTGCAATTCTTGTAACTGCTTTTGTGTTGCAGCGATTTGAGACTGTATCCCTTTCTTTTGCTCAGCACGAGCTAACGCTTGTTGTGCTTGCATCTTAGCATTTGCCTGGGGATCTTGAGCAACAGGAGCTGCGCCTGGAGCTGCACCCGGTACAGGAGCTGCACCCATTGCAGGAGCTGCACCCATTGCAGGAGCAAGCTCTCTAAGTCTAGAGTAATCACTCTCTGTAGTTATGCTAGATAGTCGCATTTTAGCCTGCTAGTACTTTTAACAAACGGCTACCGCGATCAATACTTTCTCGCTGGGTACGGCCCATTTCTTCGGCACCACCTGCTGCTGCATCGGCTGCACCAAACTCGTCGTCCATATCCATACCGTCGCCTGCATCATCTGGATTCATTGCGTCTGGTTCAGCAACATCGCCCATTTCTGGATCTTCAGCACCTAACATTTCCGGTGACTGTTCTTCGCCAGTCAACGCACGAACGCTAGTGCTTAATGCTTCGCGTGTAGCCTTTAAATTTTCTAGTGCAGATTGGATTGCTGGTGCGCAAGCTGAGATAAAGTTCTTAGCTGCTTCCTGTCCCATTTCGTCACGGATGCTGTCACCTAGTGTTAGTAGTGTGTCATTTTCCATGCCGCTTAATTCTTCAATCCAACGGCCAACTCTGTCAACCATTGTTTTTGCTGTGACGATTGCACTAGCCTGTTGGATTTCACCTTCTCTTAAATTGCGCATATTATCTCCTGTTTGTTCAATGCTTTCGTCATACTTATCGTGCTTGTCACGGATAGTATCTAATTTCTTTTCACTAGCACCTTCACGGCCTGCTTTGGCCAATGCTTTCATACCGTCCTTGCCATACTTCTCATTGCCCTTAGCTGCGCGGTTCATATCGCCTTCTTCCACGCCTTGCTCGACACCTTGTTGACTTAACATATCAATTGCTTGTTTGGCCGCTTGTGCCATCATTTCTGGATCGCCTTCGGCATTGGCACCTTCTTGGCGCATAAATTGATAGGCTTGGCGAAGTGTTTGATCTTTACTGCGTTTTACATCATTGAAATAATCGCCTAGTTCATCAGCAACATCGTCGATCATGTCTTCGCCTGCTCGGGCACCATTGTAAATATTTTGTATCGCTGACAACACAGCACTTCTAAGATCATCAACCCCTTCTTCTCCTACAGTGCCCACAATATACTCTGCTCTATCCATAATTTCTGCCACAATAGCATCGTGCATGAACTGAGCTTGCGAAAGAGCTTCGTTTTCAATATTTTCGTTGAATCCACCTTCTGTTCGGGCAGTGTGAATTTGTGTACGTAATTTATTACGTGCATCTTCCAGCTTAGGTGTATCGAAGCTTTCTAGGTTTAGTTTTTGTCCAAATGTTTTAGCTAGACTTTCGTTTAGTTTTTTAGCACTTGTTTTAAAAAGATCTGTTGTTTTCATTTTATAGTATCCAGATTGATGTAGTATTTATTCAGAAAGAAGACAAACGTTCTGCTATAATTTTTGTTTTATCGGTGCGATTTCTGCTTTCTGTGTACTTTGCCCACAGCACATCTGCTTTATCGTAGTCTCGGTTGTTAGTTGCTAGTTGATATTGCGACCGCAGCAGTTGACTATCTACAAACCAACGGCCATACTCTTGATCTGCGTTGTAGATGTTATCTTGTAGTATAACATTTTTACGCCTAGCAAGCAAGTTTGCCAAGCTGATTGCGGCACAATTTAAACTGATTTCTTTATATTTTATTTCGCCATGTTGCCAAAGGAATTTTAAAGATCCTTCGCTGGTAATTTTAACATCGCCGACCAGAATGCCGTCTGCTACCTTGACAGGCAGAATTGGATTCTTTTGTATTGCAGAGCGTAATGTTTGCTCTAGGCGTTTAGAAATATCAGTCATTAAAAAAGGAGCATCATGCTCCTTTATTTAACCAAGTAGTTGATTACGCCATCTTCATTAAGACTGCAATTGCTACTGATAATATCCCTGCTACTACTGTTCCGGCTGTACCAATAATTACTTTGGTCAAACTCTTTTGTCCGTCTACAATATCTTTGTGCATGATATCTACTTTGCCTTCTAGAGTGATTAGACGTTCGTCTAATTGCTCATAACGTAGTGCGCATAAGTCTACATGCGCTTCAAGGCTTGATCTTTCTAATTGTGTTGTTTGCGATGACATGTTGTTTGGGTATCCTCTTGTTAAGTCAAGTGCTCGCTCCGAGCCATATGCCTAAATTGTAAGTCGCCTATTGTTTGCCTTTGATACAGTATTTATCTCTGTCGTGCAGATTCGTAGTCTTGCATCAGATTTCTAATGTCTCTTAGACTGTATTTTATTTCAACTAGTCCACTACCAGTAGTGGTATAGAAATTTATTAAAGTCTTAACCACATACATAACCCAGAACCACCAACTAATTGCTATCACTCCTATTAGCGTAATACCGATAATTGCAAGTAAGTTATTTTGATGACTAATTGCCCATAGAGACAATGCTAGTCCTCCAGACATCATTATGCTGGCAGCTATCATAACTTGTTGCCAGTGTAGTTTTTTTATTATAGTATTCATACTAGTATTTAAACTCGATTACAAAAAATTAATACTACGAGATAATTTCTACGTAGGTATTGGTATTGCCATTAGCTGTTTGAAACGCAGCAGGAGTTATGTCCGTAGTATTTGCAAGATCAGGAATGACCGGCACACCATGCAGATCCTTAATCAATAAGCCTACTGGATTATTATCCTCAAGGAAAACATCGTCGCGCTCGCTGTCAAACTCCCAGGACCAATATGCAGCCTTGCCGTTAAATGGATCCGGCAACTGCCCTATGACCATTTTAGGATCAACTAGCCATTCTGGGTTGGCTCGTAATCCAATGGCCTGTATGAGACTGTTAAAGTTTGCCTGTTGGCTTAATTTTAGTTTATCAGTTTCACTACGGTCGGGATTCGTACGAGTGATATCAATCAAGGTTGTTATTTTGTATCGTGCCATCAGATATATTTACGCAGATAAAAAAAGGGTGGAAAATAAATTCCACCCTTCACTTCCTATTACTAGGAAATACTAAAATTACTTAGCTGGTGTAAAGATTGCAATAGTAGAAACTGTCAACCCACCAATTTCCATATCAGCTGTAGCTGCGGTGAAATCGCCTGTACCTTGGATACGTAGGAATACAGTGTCAGTGGTTCCACTAACGAAGGCTGTACCGTCAACTGTACCAACACCGGCGATTGTGAATGCTGAGTCGCCATCGCCAGCTGAACCATGTGATGTTGTCAAGTAACCAGCAACTGATTGGATATCAGCGTCTGTTAAGTCTGTACCTGCCAATGAAACAATAACTGTTGTACCTGCATCAGAAGTACTGATGACAGTTTTTAGTGCGTTGGCACCAAAAGTTGCTGCTGTACCGCCTGCGTTGTTAACTGTTTCTACTCTTGTGTATAAATTTGCCATGATATATTATTCCTTTATAATTATGCGAATACTGCTGCTGTAACTGTTGCTGATCCGCCTGTAGCTGCGTTGATCGCTGCTTCAAATAGACCGTAGCCTGCTGTGTCGTCAGTTGCAGTATCTGATGCTGATAGTGTGTCTTTAGAAACAATAACAATTGCTTCGTTAGTTGTTAACACTGCTGCGTAATAAACTTCAGCCATTCTTTGTACACCTTGAATTGCTTTAACAAAATTGCTGCTAGAAATAGTTGGTGTTGTCTCAATGCCTGTTAACGTAATTTTCAAGAATGAAAGTTCACGTGTACCGTAAGCACCACCATTGTACCCGTCTGTGATTTTGAAGTTGTTAGCTGGTAAGTAAGCTGTTGTAATTGCTGCACCTGCATTGCTGTAGGTTTGTGCGAAAGATGTTAGATCTGCCATAATATGTTCTCCTTGATTATATGACCTCGCTCAGAGGTCGGCATAGTATTTATATCAAAGAGAAAAAATCATATTTAATCGGCTCTAAACGGCGTCCAACGGTCACGTGGAACTAGCTTAACAGCGTTTGCTGTACTCATATAGCCTTCTCCGCCTTGTTTGCCGCCTGTACTAGCAGCAACATCGCCTCCTGCACTATCAAGCTCACGGATAATTTCATCCTTGGCTTTCATTAGCTCACGTACTAGATAAAATATATCTTCGAGTGCGCCTGCATTTATAGCTGCTAGATCGATAATCTTCTTCTGTTTAGCAGGACTAACTTTGCTAGTAGATAACCAGTTAAGGAATACCTCCGGAGCAATTTTGTCTAGTGCTTTGGCTTTACTTTGATTATTAACAAAGGTATAAATGATAGTCTTTAGATCACTAAGTCCTGCAACTGGTGCTAGGAACTTGTCAATCAGAGCGCTTTTACTATTAGCAATTTTTGCAATTGCTGCTAAGTTATCTGCATTAACTGCGGGCTGATGGTTAACATAAGTTTGACCTAATACTACTAATTGTGCATTAGAGTTTAGACTTGACACATCGTTGAGATCATCGCCGTCTTTGTCTCCGAAACTATTTAATACCTTGTGTGCAGCAACTGCAATCTTGGCATTGGCAATTCTACGGCCCAGTTCGCTAACACCTTTCACTGAATAGGTTGTCTGGTTAGGAGTAAAACTCATCACCCCATTAGCACCTTCATACGGCTTACCTGGGTGGAATAGAATGTCACCATAGATATAACCACGGAAGTCTTTGGGAGTACCTGCTTCGAAGATAGGCCATAGACTGGCCATATCGTTGGCAAACTTCTCACGCCACTCTTCACCCTTGCCTCTACTTAGGATAAACTGTTTTAGTTCTTCAGGGCTAGAGCTCTTGCCTTCTTCACGTCCCCAGTTATTCTTACCAACCATACGGAACGTGCCGTCTTCTTCACGTCCCCAATACACTGTTGGATTGCCGTCCCACTTGACCGTTACGTCTTTGGCATCTTGTGCTAGACTTTTAAGAATCTCAACAGCACGTTTAGCACCACTAGGCTCTGTAAATACAAGATCCTCTAAGTGGTTAAACTCGCGACCAACTTTCTTCGGAGGAGCAGCTTCAGCTTCGCGCAGGAATTCAAATGCTCTCATTTTGTTGCTTCCATCATTCTGCGGAACCACGCCGGCGTTCCAGTCATTGCACTTTCAAAAGATATAATATTTTCAGGTAATGTGATACCCTGTTTGCCCAATGTGTCTCTTGCACCAGCAATTAGCGCTTCGTAGTTAGGCAATTTTTTAATGTAATCTAAAATGCTGTCAACGCTCTTAACATCTTTTACTGTGGCTGTTTGCCCTAGTAGCACTTTGGCAATCTGGTTCCAGTCATTGCCATTTGGCAATAGCTCATCGGTAGTTGCACTGAGTAAACCATGCTTAGGACTGTACTTTAATCCTTTTGCACGAGCAATTGAGCTCAACACAATGTGACGGTGTTCGCCACGGTAAGCACCTTGTCCACCGATCATTGATCCTTGTTGGAACAATGGATTAGCTGAGAACATGAAGTCTGCTTGCACGAACCCATTTGCTGGATCACCACCAATTGGAGTTTTCCAATGCACGTTGTCACCCGTTAGTTTAACATTCTCTTTGCCAAACTGTGCTATTAGCTTGTTGGCAAATTCTTTCTTGTCTACTTCATTTGCATCTACTGATAGGTCAAGATCACCACTACTGTTCTTTTCAAACGTGCCATCGGCATCTTCTTTGCGGCCAGTAGTACCTAACCATTTAACAGGCTTCTTATCATCAAGCTGCTTTTCTTTAGTAAAGTCCAAGCCTGTGATTTTTTCAATATAGGCAACGGTACTTTCAACGTCGCCAGTGGCAATGCGCTGTGTTAGCGGTTGCTTGTCTGGGCCTTTAAAAATATTTCCGCCCTCTAGTAGTAGATTACTTTTTGTCATCTGATTCCAGTAATTTCTTTGTTTTGCGTGATTCTGCTATCTTACGTATACCGCGAGTAAATTTAGCAGTATCTTGTCCTTTAATAGCGTTAATGAAACGGCGCTCCAGCTCATCTGCTTGATCTGCATCATAATGTTTATGCAGGCTTTCTAACAGATTGATTGCAGAGTTGATAATGTTAGTGGCGCGACTTTCAAAAAGTCCGTCCTTGTTCCGTACTTCGGCAATTTCATTTAATTCTTGTAGGATAGATCTAGTTCTAATTTTCATCACTTTTCCAAATTATAATGTATTTAACTATATTTAAAAGTTATTATACAATAGTTTACGGTGCTTTGCAACCACTTGACAAATGTGCGGTTGCAGCGTATAATGTATAAATACTAAGTAGAAACCATGATAACGTTTCTACTGATAATACACACATTCAAAGGAAATAAAAAATGTTTAAGAAACTAAAAGCACTCTTACAAGGAGTTGCAACTCGGTTTGACACATCTCGTCAACGCGAACTTGAACTCTTTATTAAGAGCAAGAACCCTACCTGCACAGCAGACCTAGAACAGCTGGTACGCACGTACGAGCGCTCACTAAGGAGCTCACAGTATGGTTACTAAAA